ATAACCTCTAGCAATTCACGAACTCTTGCAAGAGGGGTCCGCGCACGTAGCATATATCGTCAAGTAAAGGATATACTATTTTTCTTCAGAATTAGTAGGATTTGAAGTAGGTTTTGACTTATCAAGCTGTGAGTCAATAAGTTCCTGACCAACCTCGAGGCCGTCAAACTTATCCATACGGGAAAATGAATTAGGATCAAAATCGATCTCAGGGTTGAACCTCTCACCCTTATCGAAGTCTGAAGGATCGGCTGTCACATCGGGACGACCAGGCAAAACATCGACAGTCCCAGAGCCATCGAGGACGGACATAATTCGCTGACCACGGGAAATATAGGCGGGAGCATCTTCAAGTAACCAGTCAAGTGCCATAAAATTAGTAAGTTATCGGTTAGACAAACGAGTTGCAAAAGTTTTATTAACAAGGTTCTTCTTACGTACACCGTAGGAGAGATTCACAAAGAAGTTATCCTCAATGTTTGAAAGGAAAGGCGAATTAACCTGTGGCATGTCGACAAAAAGAAGAGACGCGACGTAAGAGTCAGGAAGGGCAGTTCCATTCAAAAGCGCCGAAGAATAACGCTGCTGAACCCAATAAGAGTAAAGAGGCGTACCTTTATCGCCGGTTGGGCCGGAAAATACCGAAAGTTGTCCAAGCACCTCATCGTACGACGATCTAAACTCATTATAACACGGCTCCTTGGCTATAGAAGAAATAGTAGTGGATTGACCAAAAACGTCTGTAGGGACATCCTGGTAACCGATATCATTGTAGATAGGGTTGAAATAATCGGAACCACGGTAGGTTAAATAATCGGGTCTGATGCCAGCCCAATAATATACGGGACGAATGCTAAGCATATCGATCATATAGCCAGGTTCACGGAAATAATACGACTGAAGACGGCCGAGCCGGGTATTGAATGCAATCGAGCCACCCTGTTGGCCGAGGGGGAAACCACCACCGAACGAAGATTGAAAATTGTTAGTACCGGCCTGATTCATAACCACTTGAACATTGACGGTTTGCGAAGCGCTAAACAAAAGCTTTGGGCGATCAACATGTTCGATTTTAGAAGCAAAAAACGTCTCAAGCCAATCTGAATAACGATTTCCTCCGGCACCGAGAAGGTCCTTATACTCTTGCAAACGCGAGGCAATGGCAAGTTGCGGAATGGTAGAAACGCCAGTCATAGAGACAGCATCTGTCGAGCCATTAGGCAAAAGCCGGCTAAAACGATCAGGGTTTGAAGGAATGACAGCCATAGGATGGTACTTCAAAATACTGCGAATCAAGGGCGCAACTGCGGTACCGGGAGATGTGGAAAACTGATTGGACGGATAAGGATTCAAGTCTCCTGCCAAGCCGGACAATTCCATAACAGGGTAACCGTCGCCGGCGGCACCAGTGCCTTCTATATCCGACATGATAATTTGACCATAAAGAGCGGCGCGATTATAGGAATTGTTAGAAGAGCTAAGCGCCGAAGGGTAAAACTGGCTCTCAAAGAAGGAATCAAGATACTCAACATTACCAAAACGCTGAGCAAAGAAAGCCGATTCTTTAAGAGGCTGCGACGTAAAGGCGCCGGAGCCGTCTTCCGTGATGTAAGAAGTTCCAGGCCAGGCGAAAGAATAAACGCCCCACTGGCTGTAAGCATAATAATTGCGGACGATATCCCAGTACGCCAGGTAAGTGTCAGCATTAAAATAAGCAGACGAGTTGCCAACAGCGGGGGTAGACACACTCGTAGACTCTGCGTCAGTAAGAGATCGAGAGGGCTGCGTAACGGAGACGCGAAGCCAGTTAAAAAGCGAATTGGAATAACCGCCGCGTTTGTTAAACATATCAACACCGGAAACAGCCGGGGTATTGGGCGAAGGAATCCAATTGAAGCTGGCGTTATTCATATCGAACTTACTGCTATTCGTCCTCATCTCGGGGTGGTACAACTGAAGCGGCACCCAGAAACGATGAAGTCGAACGGTGTAGGGGTTAAACGTCGGAACGGCAAGAGGATTGCTACGAACATCGATGCCTTGCTCAATAGATACACGATCACGAGCGTTAATAAAATCGATTCTCACCGGATACAAAATACCCGGTGTGCACGTAAAAGCCTTACTCTCAGGAACATCGTAACGAGAGTAGCCGTTTACGGCGTGAGAGATAAAAGGTTGTTTTCCCATAAATTAAATAATTAGTTGAAGTTTATAATGATCTCTCCAAAACTGGAGAATATCCTGATCTAACCAAGTGGGAGGGTCGAAATCAGGCATCTTACGAGAAGAGGCGGAAAATCGCATTATTTGCCTTTGCTCCCACGCATACGACGCTCTACAGGATACGGAGGAATTGAGATTGAACCGCTCAACACACAAAGACACAATACGCTTAACCAGAGAAGACTTGCTAAAACGTGCATAACAATCTGCAGCAGCAATCGAACGCATAACTTCGTCTTCTTGTTTAAGATACTTAAAGTAATATCGAGGAATCGTGTAATTGTAATTGACGCGCTTCTCAATATCGAAGTAAGACCACGACGAATTACGAGCAGAAGGGCGAGGCATATAGCCAAGGAAATCACCAACGCCAGCAGATATGAATTTTCGCGTATAGCGGCGATGTTGGAGGAGGCAAGATAAAGATGTAGACTTTCCATCTATAACGACATTTAGATTAGATATTTCTGCAGGATCAAAATAAATCTGCTTGGTAACATATTTAACAACATATCGTGCACGCTTGTGCGTGCCTTTCGCGAGCCAGACAAAACCAAGGTCTCGGACAGCCGAACGTATTTCATTGTAAAGGCAGTTAGTTCCGAAGAGAAAGCCGTGAAAATGAAGACGCGGCTCCGATCCTGTTTCTGGGTGGGTGCCAAACTCTTGAAAAAATGCATGCTTAAAAGAATGACCGAGGCGGTGACGGACGCGTTCATTCCATCGCCGGATAAATCTAGAAGGATCTCGCAGCGCCTCGTCATAATACTTAGGGGATATGGTTATTGTAATAAAAATAGCCTGCTGAGACTCGGCCTTGCAACGAGCTAGCTCACGCTCTAAGCGAACGAACCAATCATTACGCCGACGACGCAAGCAGTCTTCACACTTTCCACACGGAACCATCAGCCACTGGCGGGAAATATCCCAAGGGCGAAGAGCAAGCGCGGACTTAGCGACGTCAGAACCATCACGACAGGGATTCTTCTTGTCGAAGTAGCGACGGTTGCGTATCCATATGGGAGAAGAGCAGGGCATTAGAGTAGGCTTCGAAGACAGTCAAATTTAATACTAGGATGATCGAGACGGCAGCGGACAAGATAATCATTTGCGGGAATCTCATCTGCGAACCAAGCAATAACGACCCTCTTTTTACCGCGATATGCGCCAATAGAATAGCGATGAGCGATACTATTAATGGTAGGGGAAAACCTAGGACGAAAATCAAAAAAATCCATAATTAAAAAGATTACTTTGCGCTTCGAAAGACGGTACTTTCGAGAGCGAAAACTACTCCGTTACGCCGCTCGACGGCCTTAACGGCCGGGACGCTGTGCGTCTTCGAGCTCCATGGCTTCACTCCGTAAGCTGCATACCGAATAAATTCGGTAAGTTTGAGAACAAAAACTCCCGGGGGAGAGAAAAGCTCTCCCGGGAGCCTCGTAATCAAAGAACCTTTCCACCAAGAGGGCGGGTTACAATTCTAGTTCCCTTCCCCTTCTTCTTTCGACGCGCTTTCATCGTAGTTGAGATTAAAATCAAACATAAGAACGAGTGTATTGTCAAAAAATTCGACACTAAAGCTAGAGAGAGCCACGCAAGCATCAATAAGGTTGGAAAGCTCTGAATGATCGACATAAAGCGAATCGCTAATATGCGAACTCTTAAAATAGTGCGCAACAGGAGAGCTTGCAATAGCATCGAGAGGAAGGGTGTCAAACTGGCCATCTTTGATACGACCTATCTGGACGAGGTCAATTTTGAGAGCTGGACTAATTCGACGAATAACAACATGAATCTGTGTCATAATAATAAAATTTAGAGTTCTGACTTAAAATCACTACAAAAACGGCGCCAAATAGCAGACTGCTTTGCCCAAAAATCATAACCTTCTGATGTCATAACGAATGGAAAGGATATGGCAATGAAGTCTTCAAGAGTAAATCTAGGCGAACGACGTATACTACGAATATGCCTACGTAATTCATCTCGGAAGGTTCGACGATACGTGTAAAACTTCTCGAAATTCGCCTTGTACTTAGAAAACAAGCCTTGGCGAACAAGCCATTCAATAAACATGTACTCTGCGACATCAATGGGCAACTCCGGAAGACTAGTTTTTTTTACGTTTTTCATGGTAGTGTGGTTATTGGTTTACAATGCAAATATAAGATAGAAAAAGCAAAAATCAAAGGTCAAAAAGTCGAAAGAGTTGGTTAAT